AGCAGTGATTGCGTCAACTTCGGAAAGACCTGTTGCGGCTTCAAGGTTTCCAGTCTCGACGACTAGATCACCTGGTGCCAACAGAGTTGCATGTGTCGCGTCAACCGCGAACGTCTGAATCTTTCCGGTATATGAGTGTCCGGAGAGATCCTGAACTGGGCGAAATCCACCAGCCATAATAGAATCCTCAAATTGAGTAGTAAAAATAAGCCCGCATGGGCAAACGTTTAGCTAATCAATCGGGACATCTATCCTGGTATTGATTAGGGGCTGAATGCATCTACATCCCAGCCACTAAATATTCTCTAAAGAACCCCTCTGATCTAATACAACGAGATAGAGGGGCCGTGTTACCCGTATTCTATAACAGTTTTACTTATTAAACACTATTGCTAGATTATCTCACGCTCAACGACGCTTTTCTGCCCCATGGGTACATACTCGGACTCACCCAGAGCCTGCAATTTGCCCTGGTCAGTGTCGATGTTGCGCTTCTGCTGTGCCGCCATATCCTCGTCGTAATACTTCTGGGGGATCTCCATCAGTACATGCGTGTTTCCTTTGCCTGCCGCTACCGTCCAGTCTGATCCATCATCGCGCTTGACGATTTCCCACCATGCCGCCTTCATCTGGTCCAGCTTTCCAGGGTGGTCAGTGCCGGTAATAGCCCAATAGCGCTGGTATCCTTCGCGCTTAGGTGCTGACAGCTTATTACCTGAGCCCATTGGAACGCGAGTAGGCCGTGCCGAGTTGCGCTCGCCATCACGCTCGGGCATACGGGACTGTTGGCCTGTCTTTTTACTTTCGCTCATCATCCTTTCCTCGCATCGGCTACTGATTTTAAGAATTGCTTTTCATCCTTGAACATCGACTTACCGAACAACTCGTATTCGCGGGCCTCTTGCGCGGTCAGGTCATTCATGGATAGATCCTTGTTGCTCCGCTGCCGTTGCCGCGGCTGTAGGCTCTGCTCAGTCATCGTTGCACTCTCTCTGCGAGGGTTTGTCGGCTTCTGCTGGTCTGGGTAAAGCTTAGCGATCTGGTCATCAACATAGGCAAGAGCTGACTGCGTGGTCGCTCCTGACTTTGTTGAGGCGATGTTAAAGAACGCCTGCGCTTGTGCTGCCTTATCGCTGCCGTCATCGATCCATTGATTCTTGGCGTTCCACTCTGCAATAGATTGGTCAACCTGTGGCGCTACCGGCTCAACCTTTGCGGTGTTATCGATCTGCGTTTGAAGCTGATCATATTTATCCAGGTCGCGGTCATCAACCGCCGTCCGCTGCTGTGCCTTAAGATCGTTGATTGCAGCCGCCTGCTGGGCAGTGTGCAACTTGTTCAGGTTAGCAATTCGGCTGTCCATGTCGTTCTGCGCCCGGCGTGTCTCGGCCTTAGCATCGCGAACCTGGGTCTGCATCTCGCCGTACAGGTTGTACTCGCCTGCGGTCTTCCAGTTCTCCGGGTTGCCTTCAAACTGATCCTCTGGGCGCCAACCGTCACCCCATGCCTTTTGCTCTGCCGGGGATAGATCGGGCTGCTCCTCTTGCCGCTCTTCAACAAGCTGCTCAAGGTTCTCGGGTAGGTCTTCAGCGCCTAGCGCGTTTTCAATCTGTGCATCAGACATTGCTATCCTCCAGCTGCTTCTGCAGCATGGTTAGAAACTCGCCGCTAGCTTTGCCCATGATGTCTTGATCACTGACATAGCGGTAATTTTCGAACTGCTTATTGTATTCGTGCGCCCGGGTGAACTTGCCATCATAGCGAGTTGACAGCTCTACCAAGTCGCCAACCTCAACGCCCCAATCTTCGGGGGTTTCGCACCCGGCATAGCCTTTGTAGGCAATGGGTCCGAATGCGATCACCCTGGCGATGTCACGCCCTTTACGCTCACGCTCTGCCTCATCATCCAGCGACATGATAATGCCACCAGCGGATAGAACCTGGACGGGGATGATCTCGACCAGCACGTTATAGCCGAGTGGTAAAACAGGTGGGTTATTCATTTATCAGCCTCCTCTAAGGCAATTTCATAGGCTTCTGCAAAGGCTTCGATCCCCTCGCGTTGACCTTCGTTTCTTGCTGTCTGCATGGCCGTCTGGTCTGCAGTGTCGCGCAGTGTTGACTCTCGTACTAAGACATCAACTTGCTCCTCTAGTGCTTTAAATACCGCCTTGGTTACGGGGTGGCTATTCCACTCCTGTAGGTCCGCTTTGGTTAATACCATTTGCCAGCTCCTGTGCTGCTCGTTGGTTTTGCAACTCCTGCTGATCTAGCTGGAGTGCGGTTGTGTATGTGCTTACTGCGTTCTTCTGGTCTTCGCTCTCTGCTTCTTCCAGAGTCTTGATGGTCTTAGCCTCATTGAGGGTTACTTCTGAGCCCTCTTTGTCTAGCTTGCTGGCCAGCTCTGCGTCTTGTCGTGCCTGCTCTCGCTCTAGTGCGTCCGCCTGCGCCCCTGCGATCAGGTCAAGCCGTTCCTGCTCACCTAGAATCAATTGCTCAAGCTGTGGATTCTCTGCCAGCAACCGTTGCAATCTCTCTTCTGGTGATTCATCTGGGAATACCTCGTCGACCACGTTAGAGCCGATAGCCTCAAGGAATGATTTGTACAGCGGACGCGCGTCAATTCCAACCAATGCCAGCTTATCGGCAATGCTCACCTCTGCGTTTGCCTGGATGATGCGCTGCGTCTTGGTGCTGATCTCTGGGTTGGCTACCGGTACGATATCCATACCGCGCAGATTAAAGTCCTGCTCGAAGTCTGCCTGCGGGTCATCAAGGATATCCCGATACTGCTCAGGGTCAACGAATTTAGCGTTCAACTCGAACAGCTTGCGGAACTCAGACGACATAGAGCGATAGATACGCTTCACGATAGCGCCCGCCCCCTGCATCTGCTCATCGATCATGGCTAGAGTGGTACCTACCGGCGCATTAGCGCCTAGCGCGCCCTTGAGGTCCGCTGATGCTGCCAACTCCTGCACATCGCCCTTCATAAACTGCATGAGGGCCAACAGGGTTGCCGATGGCTCCTTGAATGGCAGTAGCTTGATACCGTTCTGTAAATCTTGCGCGCTAATGCCGGTCTGCTTCCACTCACCAGGCTTAAAGCTTGAGCTGCCCATCTTCTTGCGGAATCCCCGCGCTAACCATCCACCTTGTAGGTTAGCCAATGTGCCAGCATCAACCAGTTGGTTAGTGGTTGAGTTGATGCCTGAGACAATGGCGCTCAATAGGTGCGTATAACCTACATCAAGGAAGCCGCCCTGCGGATCACGCAAGAATCCATACTTGGTTATGTTGATCTCTGGGCTGATCCGTACCACCTCACGCTCACCTGATGTCGCCGGAAGCGGCCCGCCCTGCATTAGCCGGTCGAGTGTTGAGGCGCGGCTGTTCTTCTCATCCTTAATCAGTACGTCTTTGGGCTCAAAGCGGGGCATGATGCGAACAATGACGCCGGTAGACTCCTGAAACACGAAGGTATACGGCTCCTCATACCCGTCTCCATCGAGGTCATAGAATCCATCCTGCTCGATGAATGATGTGAACTTGTCCGCCGCCGACTCCTCATCTGTTTCTTCGTCGCGATCACCAAAGTTTAGCTGAATGTCTAACCATATGCCCTGCCGCTGCTTCTCGATGATCTCATTCTTGGCGAAGTCGTGTATCTCGCTGAATCGTCGCAGCCGGGTGATTGAGGTCGTGTCCTGGTTAACGGCGAAGTTGGGATAGGTGACTAGCTTGGAAGTGTTACGCCCTAGCTGAGCATCAAAGAAGGTCTTCTTGAACGCTGTGCCCGTATAAGGGATGTCATAGATGACTTTCTCGTGTTCGTCTCTCCACTCCGGCATCTCGACGTTGAGCTGCCAGTTCTGGAACTCCGATACCCGCTCGCCACGCTCCAGCTTTAGCCCTTGGTCATCTTTGCCGATAACCTTGACCTTCATGATGTCATAGCTGCGCAACAACTCTGCGGAGGCGCGATCACTGAACTTAAGCGCGGCCTTCATCAGCTCCGGGCTCTTGAAGT